TGGTCTTCTGCCGATCTGAAGGGAGATAACATCGCCAGGCTGTTCCTACCACAGGACCTCCTAGGCTTGGGAAACACAGACAATTTGCAGAACATGGCCTTTGCAAGATACATCTTTATGACGACAGATGTTGAGCTAATTATCGAAATTACAGGTCAACCATCCCTTCAAGGGAAATTGATAGTCTGGGAAGCTCCCCTTTCAGCCTACGAGAACACAATGGGAGTCGCTTCCACGTTCCAGCCACCTCTAAGCCAGCTGTTCCAGATGAACCATGTGACTTTGGAACCAAACCGTAGCTCAACCCAAATTTTGAAGATCAATTACAAGTGTTTCAGATCAGCTATGAACACATTCACCTTCGGGGACAAGTATATTGACTACATGGGGAGCGTTTGCATGACGGTTGTGAGTAAGCTAAGGACGATCGGAGATTCTGACTCGGCGATCATCACCCTGAGAACGAGATTTCCTAATGCTAGATTCGCTATTCCAAGGCCCATTCCAGAGTCGGGGAAGACCGATATAGTGACGGGAAGGAGATTCGAACCAACGAGGACGATCCTCCTCGCGAGGACAAACGATATTCGAGAATTGAGGACTAAGTACGCTAGGTCCCTCATTGAAGGAATGCAGTTCGTGGCCCAAGGAGCCAACGTTTCAACCATCAACAACACCAACAACGTGATTATATCTGATGTTGCAGGCAATGTGCCATATCAGGGACAGTTCAAGCCAGATAATGCCCCTACGCAGAGCCTAACAGCAGATGTGTCAGCAGCTATTCCAATGCATAACCCACCACTCGTTGGAGGAGCCATACCCACCTTTGGACAATTGCCATCAATATCCAGAGCTATAGGAGTCGCTCCCACACATGCGTTGCAGTTGCACCCCCAGGAAATGCACCGGGAGACGCAGTCCAAGTTCAACAACAAGGAATTGAGTTTTGAGGAGATTTTGAAATTGAAGACGGTGCAAGTTTTTGGAGTTGGGGACAATACAGTTTTCTGGGACACCACCCAGCCCCCAGGGACCCAGCTGTGGTCCTTCAGTTTGGATTCATCGATGCATTTGCCGCCCTGGACTAGGGTTACTACAGCATCTACTATATCGCCGCAGTGGCTGATAATGAATTCATTCACTTTGTGGAAGTGTGAGTCAGTGGAGATGGAGATAGAGATTGTCAAGACGCGTTTCCATGCAGGAAAACTCATGGTCACAGTAGGGTATGGCACTCCAGCCACATCAGTTCTGGATCGTAACGTTTACATAAGTCGGATTCTTGATTACTCCGATGAAACCTGTACTGGATCAGTCGTGATTCCCTGGACCGCAGGGACGGAATGGCTGAGAACGATGGACCATTCAGGAAACAACGATGTGGACCATTTGGTACAAGATTACTCCCTCGGAACAGTAAGCATAACGGTTCTCAACCAGTTGAGGGCTAATGACACCGTGCCAACAGAGGTGGAGATGATTGTGTACTTGAAGGTAAATGGACTTCGTGTCTATGAGCCTAAGAGTTTCCAGTACCAGATTAGTGTTCCTGACGTCCCCGCACCAACAGCGCTTTCGATGAAGTCCGCAAAGGAGGAGGAGGACCAGGTAGAGTTCCACGCAGAGAATGACACAGAAGTTGTCACAGAGGAAGTAGTAACAGAGCCTGTTGCTATCACTGCCGAGGAGATTCCAAGGGACAATCCAGTCCCCATGGATCTTAACTTAGGCGAGAAGTTTGAGTATACGCCCAAAACTGTCTTGGATGTGATGAGGAGATTCACCAGCATTCTCCTTTTTACTACTGATGGTTGGAACACCTCTCCAGCCTACACAACTACCAAGCAATTGCAGTACCATTTCGCTAGGATGACAAATGCAGTTCCAGACCCAATCCCGGGTTTTGGGGTGAAATTTACATCCGAGCCGAGGGCCGCTCTTTCTTTTCTGGTGAAGCCACGACACGAGTTTGCAAAGCTCTATTCTGCCTGGGCAGGACATATGAAGTATAGATTCGTCTTGAGATACAACAATCAGTTCTCAGGAGGTATGCCCAGGGTCGCTTTCTTCCCAGTTCCCCCAACCAGCACCCACTCTGCTGCCAGCTTTATCAGTTCCGGCTTCTGGCCTAACGGATCAACGTGGGGTGACAACACAAGAGGCATGACTCATTACGCTCAAGAACACGTGATGGCTCTGCCAAACAATACATTTCAAATAGACGTGCAAGTGCCTTTCACCACGCACTACAACATGCTATCGACTTCCGACGAAACAAAGGCAGGCCTCACGGTTGAGCAGGTTTCAGGGGTCCCCGTTTCACCAGGGTTCATCTCGATTGATTTTGGGTTGACCTTGGTTCCGGATACCCTGACAGAGTTTGATGGATCACTCCAGATCTATGAGGCTGTGGGAGACGATTTCATTTTGGCACACATGCGTCCAGCTTTGATAAAGAGAATTTACAGTTCAGGCCACAAGGTGGGCATCTTTTTCAATGGCTACGACAATCCAGTCCTATAAACAAGGTGAGGACATGCCACAATATGCATTTAATCAATCAATTTGGGGAATTTTTCTTTACTCTTCTTATATAATCAACAAATAATCAAGGTTATGGGTTTTTACAATTTGGG